GACCAGAGCGATCAGGCCAATGTCGGCGGTCTGAAACGTAACGCTTTCGATGCTTCTAACGCCAGTATCGCCCTCTTGAAGGGTCAAGAAAGGCACGTTTGATCCGTTAGCAGCCGTACCGCCGGATGTTGTTGTTATCAATGCGCCGACAATATTGCTGTTTCCACAAACTGCTGGCGGGGTAACACGTCCTGCAACGCCGTCGCTGTTGGTGTAATTTACGATAAAGCGCGGGTTTCCTGCGCCAATTTGACCAGCCATTTGGGTGGCAATAATCTTAAGACCTGCGCCTGTCGTGTTGCGTGTGAGCGTTGCCGTGTTGTCCAAAAACTGCTCGTCCGTCGAACCCATGTCGATAAACGGGTAGTAGAACTGGTAGTCCATCAGAATGATGGGGCCAGTTTGAAGGTTGGTCGTGTTGGATACAGTGAAGTTTTTGAGGAAGGTTTTGTACCCCAAAGGCGCAACAGGTAGGTTGTGCGGTAGCCCGCCGTTGACGGACTGACCCATTGGGACACCCACAAGCGGGCTTGAGGCGTAGTAAAACGGCAAGGGGTTTCCCGCCGACAGCGTGGTGTCGAACCAGCAAAATGTACCCGTCGAAGCATTGGGCACTTTTCGCCATGTGGCAAAAAATGTTTGGCCTGCTTCTTCGGCGTCAACCAAAGCCTTGACTGACTGGATAGCCATTAGCTTTTTGCGCTACCTGCGCCGTATGCCGTTGCAGAGATATTAGCTAGCACAGGTGCGTCTGTGTGGGCGCAAGGCTTGTACACCCGATCTTGAATCAGGAAGACAGGCTCGTTGCACAACGAACACAGGTACGGGGGAATATCGCCCTTTGCTAGGTTGATATCTTCCACATTAGGTCTCCGTGACGGTTAGCGCACCGATTGAGAATTGAGGCTGAATACCGTTGGCAACGGTCAGGGCGCTGTTGAGCGCGCCCGAATATAGCACGTTACCCGCGCCGGACACCGCCGTGCCAATAGCAACGTAGGTCAAGGTTGCGCCCGTAGCGCCGCACTGGGCAAATTGGGCAAGGGCAGCATTAGAAGCGGTGTTGCTTGAAACGGTCCAACCTGCCGATGTACGGATTACCGCAATTCGCACATAGTTGGTGTAGGTCGTCTCGTTGGTGGTCTGGTTGTTGCCGGTGCCTGGGTCTGCCGTGTGCAAACTCAGATACAGGTTGGTATATGGCGATGAAGCAGCGTTATCCGCCATGTTCGCCCAAGGCGTGGCGTTAAAGATCAGCTTCAGAATGTTGCTGGCGGTGGTGAGTGACTTTGCCATTTGAAATCCTTAAGCCCGCAATGCTGCGAGTTTTGCGTTAAAGGCTTCGCGTTCGGCTGCAAGCCGCTCATGTTCTTCCGTCAAGCGTACCTTTTCCAAGCGGATGTTTTCCGCTTCAACTTCGGCATTAGCCTTGATAGATGCCTCTTTGGCATCCAAAAACTTCTCAAAACTTTCAAATTTTGCAAGTTTCTTATCAACTTCAGACGCCGCTAGGTCAAGATTTGCCTTGGCCGTTTCCATTGCATTTTCGCGATCGGCCAACGAATTTTCACGCTCATCAAGCGCGTGGCCTTTGCTAATCACGTCAGCCAATTGGGCTTCAGCGTCTGCAACAAGTTTAGCGGCTTTTTTCTCAGCGGTTTTAAAAGATTCAATCTTTTCAAAGTCTGCTTTAGCAGCAACGTATTCTTTAATTTTTTCGTCAAATTCACCCGTCAGCACCAGCGAGACAGCGGCGATATCGGCGCTTAAATCAACAGATTTAAGGTTTGCAAGACCGTCAATGTCGCTCATGAAACGTCTCTCTTCAGAGGGTGCGGGGGCAGAAATAAACATTTTATTCAGCCAATGGGATGACGTACATGCTTCCGCCAGAAGCATCTTGAATAGCGGAAACCGTGATGTCGCCGCCGTCGCCAAAATTGGTCGGAATGATGATTGGTGCGTTTGCGGGAAGGGCTAGGTCCGAGGTAGTGGCGGTTCCGCCGACCTTGACGTAGGCGATTGTGGTCGTCCAGATCATAAACGAGCCGGTGTATCCAGGGAACGTCGCAGAGCCTGCCGTTCCGGTATAGGCAACCTTTTGCCCCTTACCGTAAATCGGATGGCGAATGACGCTAGTAAGTGAACCGGCCATCTATAGCCCCTATGCCAAAAACTTGAGTTTGTAGAGCGTGCTTAGATACAGGCTCACAATCTCGTCAATGATGTTCTGAAGAGGGGTATCTGACTTGTCAAAAGCCTCGTACCGGCACTCTTCTAATTCCTTTAATTGGTTTTCAAGGAACTGAGTGATGTTAGCCGTTTTTTTTGCAGATTGCAAAGTAATCGGTCCCATCAAGCCATTGCGGCCCTGATAGGCTTCCGCCAGCGAATCAGCCAAGCCCACAATCTCGTCGTAAAACGTGTTTAGGGCCATGTGCTTAGAGAAACTGCGCGTGTTCAGATGCACAGAATGAGCCACATCCCGCGCTAGGAATAGATATCCGATAAAATTTGCCGGTGTCTCGCTCATTGCGGCATTTCCTGCATTGGCATTTCTTCCGGTGGCATTTCCATGCCCTCTTCCGGCATTTCAGGCCCTTCACGACCGGGCATTTCGCTTACAAGTTCGCCACTGCTCATCATGCCGTGGACCGTGCCCATAACAATATCTTGAATCTGTTCAGGCGACATAGAAGCTTGAACCGCACTAATGCGCTTGGTCTCAGCGTCGTAAGCCTTGATCTTAGCCTCAAACTGCTTGACCTCGACGTCCTGCATTTCAATAGAGTTCTGAATGTTCTTCAGAACGCCATGCAGATTATCAAGCTCTTGCCCCATAGCCTCGACTTGCTGCTGTGCCTGCTGCAATTCGGGGGACTGATCATCGTCAGACAGCAGTTTGGGATCAAGGGTCTTCTTAAACCGCTTAGCCATCTCTTGAGCGCCGGGCCAATCCATGTTCTTGACAAACAGGTCGCCAGCAATTTGCCAAAGCTCTGGGTTGCCTTGCAAGAGTTGTGCCATACCGTCAAGCGCCTCTTGACGCTTGGTCATGTAGCTTGGGCCTGTAGCTACAACCACGTCGTACTTGCCGACGCTGGGATTGTAGATCTTTTCAAGCACGATGCCGTTTTCGTCTTGAATCTTTTTGACGGGTTCGGGCTGATCGGGGTTAATCTTGACCATACCGACTTCGCCGTCCAAGCCAACGATACGCGCAATGCGTTGCGTGTCGTAAATCTTGGGGATTAGATCAACCAGTTGACGTGTGACATGACGAATAGCGCGAGCAAGGTTGTCAACGTAATGATATGTGCCCGTATCACCCTGTTTCTCGCGTGCAAGGATCGCTTTTCCCGATCTTTCATTGCTCGTGGCTCCTAGGCTGGAATCATATTGGCCGGTGGTGGACTTGATGTCGTCTGAAGCGCCCGCCTTCGCTTGCAGCAAGCCACTGGACGCCATTGGGGGTTGTGCCCGCTGCGGAAGTGGCAGCATACCGCCAGCGCCGTCAGTGACGTCGGGATTGACCTCAAGATAAGGCCAGTTGTTGGTGTTGGCGGTCTTCCACTGGGCCTCGTATCCCTCAAACTGACCGCCGTAGCCGATAAAGGGTGCCTTGGGGGCCAATGCCAGCATCTCTGCCTCTTGGCTGACCCAATAGTTGTACATGCGCTGGGCGTCCTTGGCGTTACGCACCAAACCCGACACAAACATGCGGCCTTCGACCTCAAATTCGTTGCCAACAACCCGGGTTACGGGGATGGTTTTGCCCGCCCACTCGCGCTCGTCCATGATTTCGTAGCCATTGGTCTTGCACCACATGACTTTTTTCTGTTCAGCCTGCCGAGACTTAAGCGGCTGGCCGTACATGGCCTTTAATTTCTTGTCGTCGGGGGTTCCCTCAATCGCCGTGACGTTATCAGGGTACAGATTTAGCTTTTTGACGCTGCGGTCGTAGTAAAAATACTCCGCAATACGAATTGTGTTTTCACTCAGCCATTGGGCAAGGCTCTGATCGCCTACGCCTTGGGCCATAATCGAACTAACGGGCGTAGAATTAGGAAACTGACGCTCATAATCCGATTTTGCAATGTCTTCAGTGATAAAACACCATTCAGCGTCAGACCCGCAAGGGTCTTGGATGGTCGGGTCCATGTAAACGCTGAAGGAATTGCGAATTCGGCCAATGCGAATGTCTTGGTCAAAGCTATCGTCGCTGCAATATTCGGTTAAAACCCGAACATATCCTTCGCCGTAAGTAACCTGATTGTCACAGGCCGTGTCATAGGCAACGTCGGCGTCAGAAATGTACTCAATATGACGGACCATACCGTTAAAGATCTCAGCAACCTCAACATCGCCCTTGTCATCTGCGGGGATAACCTTTCCGCTAGGGCGGTTCTGGCGCTGTTCGTTTGTGACCTGGCGCACATGCTGGGGCAGCTTGTTGATAGTCAGGCAGGGCCGCGCATTAATTGTCTGGCCCTGCACCGAACCACGAGTAGCCAAAACGTCCGCAGGCCACTGCCATTGGTTGTCAGGGCTACCGGCCATAAAACGTAAGTCGTCTAGCTCATCTTCACGGCTTTCGCCATATGCAGAAATTGCCATTGTGAGGCGGCTTCGCATAGTGGCCAGCATGTCCTTTTGATCAGCCATATGCTTTACTTTTTACCTTTAGAAGCCGCTCTCTTAGTTGCATACGCAATGGCAACGGCCTGCTTAATTGGTTTTCCGGCGTGCGCTTCAGCCTTCACGTTGGCACGAAACGCTTTTTTGCTGGCAGACTTCTTAAGCGGCACGTTACTGCCCGTGGATAATGGCAAAGTTTAAGATTACCGCTTCCAACAGTGCGCCGGCGCTTACGTTACGCAACGAAATAACTGCAGAACCAGCGGTCAAACTATCAACCCAAGCATTGTAGGTGCCGGCCGTAGCCAAACCGCCGGAAATGTTCAAGACAATAGTGTCGTTGGTGTTAATTAGGCTGTTGGTTAGCGTAAACGAAATGGTGGTAGTTGCCGCAAGCGAAGCGCCGTTCATGGTAATCCGGCCAGCGGACTTGTTTAGCGTGACGCCAGTTGACTTGCTGGTTGCCTGCGTAACGGTGCCTTCTGCGTCGGTTCCATAACCAAGTTGGCTAGTTGCAAAAATTGAAGAACCGCTAATGGTATCGGCACCAGAAATGTCTTGGTCCGAATATGCCACGCCAATTGGTTTTGTATTAGCCATATCAAGACCCCATCCAGGAATTGGTTACACTGCTTGCGCCAGAATACGCGCGTTTGGTCTCTTTTGCAACATAGGTTCGATGAGCCACGGAAAAAGCAAATGTGACGCAGATCGCGTCAGCCGCGTCGGGCGAAGCTAGGCCGCGTGCCTTCATGTCCTTTTTGCTCTCAAGGAAGATAGACCCCTTGCTGTCGGGCTTCATCGTCGGGCTAATTAGGTCGGTTTTTAGATAGCGATCACTAGGTATTGAAGCGGTCTTAAGCCACTCGCGCATCTCGCCCCACATCTCGGCACGCTTGTTGCCGTACATGAGCGGGTTCTTGGCTTTGTTACCAAAGTTGATGCCCTTGACCTTGTAACGCTGCTCCTTTAGCCGGTCCACAACGCCCGCGCCTAGTCCGCCCTCGTCTATAACAACCAGTGCTGGATTGTATTCCTCAATGGCCTCAATGACGCGCCCAACAGATTCCATTGTATCGTCCCCTCGATGACGCTTAATGGCAATAATGTCCCGGCCTTGACGTACAGCGATAACGGTTGCGTCCGCTCCGAAGCGGGCCGGGTCAACGCCAATAATGATAGGCGCGGTTTGATCTTTGTAGCGTTCACGTTTCATTGCCTCGTCTACGGTCAGGCTTGAAATAAACTGATCGTCACCGGCATTGGGAAACATGCCATAGACCTCGACGTGGGCCTGACTGGAGTCGGGGCCATACTCGTCAATGATCTGCTGATACACCGCCTTGTCGGTGCCCTCGACGCTGCGGGCATCCACGACCTTGTTTTTCCAGAAGTCGCGCTTGGAGTTAAAGGCTTCGTAGAAGTACCCTGTGTTGCGACGGGGATTGCTGAACGCCAGCCAAAAGCGGTTGGGCGTGTTCTCGGTAAAAAATCCGCTTGCCACGGCCCAAATGCTGTCAGGTATGCCTGATGCCTCGTCAAAGATAAGCTGCACGCCGTCGTAGTTGTGTACGCCCGCGTAGGCGTCGGGGTTTTCTTCTGACCACAACCGGCCCTCGACGGCCCAATAGCGCGTGCCTTTCTTGAGGTCGCGCTCGACCAGTTCGGTAATCCACTTGGCAGGCATAATGCGCGTCGCGGCAACTTCGTACCAATGGCTGTTGAGGCTCATGGCCAGCCACTTGGTAATCTCGGCCCATGTGACCGACCGCAACTGCGATTCAGAGTTGGCCGACACAATCGTCGTCGAGCCAATCCGTGTTGATAGCATCCAGATCACCAGCCATGATACGAGCGCAGACTTTCCGATACCGCGCCCCGATGACGTCGCCATGCGGAACGTGTCGAAATCTAGCTTCCCATTGTTCTGCTTGATGTGCTCCTTGAGATCCGAAAGCACTTCCCTCTGCCATTTGCGCGGTCCCGTAAAATATTCCAGCGGTGTGCCTTTTTGGCCCCATGGAAACGTGAACATTACAAACGCCAGCGGATCGTCTTTGATGGCCGGCGACCATAGCCTGCTCATCAATTGCATCTCTTCGGCAGAGCTATACTGCGTCGTTTGCACTATCGGTTTCCTTCGTGCTGTCCGTCAGCACGGTGTACGGCGCGTCAATGATCTTTAGCACGCGATTGTTTGCCTGCTCAAGCGCCTGGGTAATGCTGATCTTCTGGTCGACGTCGATGTTGATTTGCTGCTTGGCGACCCAGCCGTGCTGGTGCTTGAGGATCTCCAGCGCCGACTTTGCATCGCCGCTTAACGCCGCCTCGTGCAGTGCGTTGCTCAATTCCAGTTCTGCGTCCGCCCTGCCCTTTAGCTCGGCAAGCTCGGCGTCCTGATCGAACTGGATAAGCCTGTTGTAGTCGGTAGGCTGGATGCTGGCCGCGAGGGCCAGGTTGTCGCCGCGTAAGCCCTTCTTTGACGCATGGTAGATGGCGTCTAGCTGCGCTTGCGTCGCCTTGACGCTTTTGGGGGCGTGCGGGATCGAGTGGAAGGTCATGGCTGCACGATAATACGCAATTGCGTTTTACGCAAGAAAAGACCCCCGGTCGGCAACTATGCGACGCGGGGGTAAGTCAGGGGGACCAAGAGTGTGTAGCATGGTTTTTTAAAAAATAAAATTTTGTTCGTGGGGGCTCCGCACCAGAAGGCCCTGCCGCTCGGCCCTACCCCCCCCCTGCTTTTTGGAATCCTTCTCCCCCCGCCACGCCCCCCCCCCCCCCCCCCGCCCCGCCCCCCCCCCCCCCCCCCCCC